CGGCCAGGGCGGCACCGAAGGAGGAAACAGGCATTGTATTTTTATCCGGTGCAGAAGGAGCGGTAAGCAGCAGCCAGCAAACCGGGATGTGTGTTCCTGCAATGTGTCGGGAAGCTGCTAAGGAAAGCATTGTCGTGCAGGCAGAAGCGGAAGTGGATGCGGAAGGCGGGGCTGTTCTGATGGATAATTTAAACTGCCTGGATGATGAATGGAAACTGGATGGAGGCCGGGAACTAAACGGCGGAACGTACTGGCTGTAGATGATTTGCCGGATGGTTAAGAATTGGAGGACTGAATATGGCAGAAAGTATCAGTGTAATTACTACGGTAGGGCGGCGGAAGCTGTGCATGGCCCATGCGGGAGATGCAGCGCTGCCAAAGATAGCAAAGATGGCCTGGGGGGATGGCGGCGTAGATGAAAATGGCCAGCCTCTGGGAGCAACAGGGAACGAGATAGGATTATATCATCAGCTTTTGGAAAAGGATATTGAATCACACACATATGTAAATGATGAACAGACAACATGCCGATATACGTCTACCTTGGAAGCCGGGGAACTGGACGGGAAGGAAATATCCGAGATGGGGCTGTTCGATGAGGAGGGGGATTTAATTGTTTACCGAAATTTTCTGCGAAAGGGTAAAGATGCGGATATTCCGCAGATATACAACATGGATGAAATCTTTTTGCCGGTTGGTTCATAAGGGGGGAAAATAAATGGCATTTGTAATACATAATCCACCAGAATTTACCCTGGATGTAGAACAGTGGACAAGGCAGACAAAAGCCAATGGCGAGCAGATGGCGAAAAATGTCATTGAACCGATGCTGAATAATGAGGTTTATTTAAAGGGAGAAGTAGAGCGTCAGGAGCATGTGACCCAGATAACACTAACTGCTGCAGGGTGGAGCGGGACAACAGCGCCATACATCCAGACCGTAGCCGTAAGCGGTGTTACCGAGCAAATGGAGCCGATCCTGGTCAGCGCTCTGGAAGATGGAGCAAGTGAAGCTGTGCAGAAAGCGTACAGCAAAGCTTTCGGGATAGTTTCCAGCGGGACGGCCAGTGTTGGAGATGGGACAGCGACATTTAAGGTGTATAAAAAACCAGTTACGGACATCGTTGTAGGATTAAAGGGGGTGTAAGCTTTGGGCAGAATATGGATGCCAGGTGGCGGTGGCGGTGTGGATCTGGATGCGATAACAGCTACTTTTGAGGATGTGCTTAAAGGTAAAGTAATTGTCGGGCCGGATGGGGAACCGCTTACTGGGGTTCTGGAATTAACCGGAAATGCTGCGGATTCGCAGGTGCTTTTAGGCAAGACATACTACAACACAGATGCAAAGACAAAACGGACAGGAACGATGCTAAATCGTGGAGCAGTATCACCAGGAGGACTTAATGCAGGAGAAAGCTATACTATCCCAGAGGGCTATCATAATGGCGCTGGGAAGGTGACTGCAAACAGTTTAGTCAGTCAGACGGATGCTAATGCAGCAGCTGGAGATATTTTAAAAGGAAAGACGGGCTGGGTTAAAGGCAGCAAGGTTACCGGCACAATGGCTAATCATGCAGGAACTCCGCAACATATTGACGCGAGAAGAATCCAAAATAATCGATTTGAAGTTGCTGTTGCTGCTGGTTATCATGGTTATAGCTGGGCTGGTAATAGTTATGAATATATGGAACTTAGTGAGGTTGCAGGTACATTAGGTCTAACAGCGGCAAAATTAGCAAAAGGTCAAACGGTGTGTGGGGTTGCCGGTACTTATACAAGTGATGCTGATGCAGCAGCCGGTAATATTTTGAGTGGTAAAATTGCTTATGTAAAAGGCAGTAAAGTAACTGGAAATATGACGAACCAAGGCGCTAAGACTGCCTCTTTAAACTGCGGAGGTTCTTATACCATTCCCGCAGGTTATCATAATGGGAGCGGGAAAGTAACGGCAAACAGTTTAAGTAGCCAGACGGATGCAACAGCTGCTGCAGGTAATATTTTAAGCGGAAAGACTGCCTGGGTAAAAGGAAGCAAGATAACCGGAACAATGGCTGTACAGTCTATCCTGTCTTTTAGCGCGGCCCCTTACGGCGCAAAACAAGTTACATTTACTTGGAAGAATCCGGCAAAGGGGCCGTTTTCTGGCGTTATTATTGTTTATAAGACCGGAAGCTATCCGACCAGTATCACGGATGGAACAAGAATCTATAAAGGTTCCGGAAATAATACTTCGGCAAGCGGTTCTTCCAGTGCAACCTGCACGATGCCGGCAGAAAACACTACCTATTACTTCCGGGCGTTTTCTTACGCAGTAAAGGACAATGCGGAATGGGTACACGCAACGACCTATACAGCAACAGCGAAAACATCCAAAAGCCTTCATACGTTTACATCTTCCGGAACCTTTACCGTCCCGCCAGGCGTTAGCAAGATTGACATCTTTTGTGTTGGCGGAGGAGGTGGCGGCGCAGGTGGTTATGCAAGCCTTTATGGTAATTGGAGAGGCGGCGGAGGAGGCGGTGGCGGTTATACGGCTACTGTATTAAATAAAGCGGTAACGCCCGGAAGTTCGCTGACGGTAACCGTAGGTGCAGGAGGAAGTGCGGCAGCAGCTAACAGTATGGCAACAGGAGGAACAGGAGGAACAAGTTCCGTAGGAAGCTTAGTCAGTGCTAAAGGCGGCACAGGAGGCAGAACCGTTAGTAATGGAGGCGAAACGGTAAAAGGAGGCGGCTCTGGCGGTTCTGGTGGTGGTGCTGGGCCTGATTTTAAAAAGTGGGTCGAATCTGAAATACAATGGATGAAGGGAACAACTGGCGGTTCAAATGGTAGTGATGGCGGAGAGAGTGATTCGCAATATAGCTATTCTATAAATGGCGGAACCGGACAAGGTACAACCACTAGAAGTTTTGGAGAATCTTCAGGAACTTTATATGCTGGCGGCGGCGGAAGCGGCCCTGTATTTGGAAACACAAGAGGAGCAGGCGGCTCTGGCGGCGGTGGTTCTGGCGGATGGGATTCTAATGGAGCCGCAGGAACTGCGAATACTGGCGGAGGCGGCGGAGGTGGCTGCGGCGGTTATTCTGGCGGCGGAAACACCAATAATGCAAAGTCTTCTGGCGGCGGAGCGGGCGGCTCTGGTATTGTAATTATACGAATTAAATAAAGAAAACAGGAGGCAATCGAATGGCAGTACACAGTATTTATGCACAGATTAGCGAAGGCATTGTACAAAATATCATGGTGTGCGATAACTATGAACTTGCAAACGAACTTACCCGGGCATCTTATGGTGATGATGGGTTTGCCGTAGAATGTAATCAATGCCCCTGTGTGATTGGGGACAAGTATCATGATGGTGGATTTTATCGGGATATTGAAGGTGAAGGAATAGAAATTCCGATTGAATATGTTCCAACGCCAGAACAGCAGGTAGAAGCACTTACGGTTCAAAATGGAAATCTTCAGAATGAGGTAACCAGTTTGCAGCTTGCATTGGTGGAGCAATACGAAGATAACCTTGCTTTGCAGGATGAAGTTACAAATACACAGTTGGCATTGACAGAATTATATGAAGGAATGGGGGGTGTAATCAGTGGCACAGGTATATGCAGATTTAATCCGGAAGGGTTTTAAAACCTTAGAGCAAGTACCGGATAAGTTAAAGGCCGAAGTCGAGGCATTGCTTCATGGTTAGGTGGATATTGTGGTTATTTTTCAGAAAGGAGGTAGAGGAGATGGCTGTTATCTATGCAACGTTGATTATCAAAGGGAAGAAGACTTTTGCACAGGTTCCTGTAAAGATTCAGGAGCAGGTTCGACAGGTGCTGATTGACCTGGAATGTGAAGACCTGATTACCGAATAGTGAAGAAATTTATTGCCTGGCATATTCAGGTATGGTATAATGCGAAATACGGAAAGTCAGAGAGCAAAGGCGGCTTACCCTCCATCTTCGGAGGGGCTAACCCTCCAGACCAAAGAGGAAAGGAGGGCTGACCATGGTTACATACGGAGATTTATTTCTGTTTTGTACGTTTGTTGTCGCTCTTGTTGGCCTATGTTATACGGTCTTCAAGGGTAAAAAGTAGCCGCCACTATTCGCAGTAGTGACGGCTGACCTCATAAGAGGTTAAGTCAACCATTGTCTGAGGGTAGGCCGCTTCTCTGGCTTTCCCTTCGTATTTACTATAGCATATCCGGAAGTAAGATTCAAGGAAAAATTGGATTCAAGGTATGTAAAAAAGGACGGTTCATTTCCTGCCAGGGAAACCGTCCTTTTAAATATTGTCCTTTCCTGAAGTATAACATAATTAAAATAAAAAGGAAAGGGTGAAATCAAAATCATGAAAGGAAAAATTTGTACGATGGTAGGTGTAATGGGAAGTATTGTTGCATCGTGGTTTGGCGGGTGGGATACCGGCCTTGCGACGTTAGTGGTGTTTATGGGCATTGATTATGTTTCGGGTATCATTGTTGCAGGAGTATTCCATAAAAGCCGGAAAACAGAGAATGGGGCATTGGAGTCCGGGATTGGCTGGAAGGGACTATGCCGGAAAGGTATGACCCTCCTGTTTGTACTTATAGCCTATCGATTGGATCTGGCCATAGGAACAACGTATATTCGTGATGCAGTGGTGATTGGGTTTATCGCCAATGAATTGATTTCGATTACAGAAAATGCGGGTTTGATGGGGATTCCTCTGCCGGGGATAATCATTAAAGCAATTGAAGTTTTAAGTAAAAAAGCAGAAGTGGATAAATTAGAGTAAGTTGCACCGGTGCAAGAAGCGGGGCCTGGGAATCATCCTGGGCCTTTTTCTTATGTAAAAAAGGAAAGAGAGGAAGAATCATGAATTTTGGAAAAGCATTAGAAGCATTAAAAGCAGGCAGTAAAGTAAAGCTTCCATCTTGGGCAGGGTACTGGCAGAAAGAAGGCGATACCATAATGATGCACTGCAAAGATGGACAGGTGTTAGACATCCGGGAAACGAAAGATGTGTTTTACACACTGGGAAATATTGCTTCTGAAGATTGGGAAATCATGGATGAAGAGTACAAGGCTGATTTGGATATCCATACTTTTCGTTTTGGGGAAGCGCTGCGGCTTTTAAAGCAGGGGAAGCGATTAACCAGGAGAGGATGGAACGGAAAAGGTTTGTTTGTGGTGTATCAGAAAGGTTATCCGCAAGGAATCCCATGCAATAAACAGACCGCCGAAGCCTGGGGCCTGAAGGAGGGGGAATTGTTTAAGTGTGAGCCATACTTGCAGATTAGCACAGTTGATGGCTCTCATGCTATGTGGGTTCCATCAATTCGGGATTGCCTGGCAGACGATTGGATTTTGGCAGAAGATGATCAGGAAGGGAGATAAACAAGATGAAAGCAGCAGAAAAATTAATCCAGGTGGCAGAGCAGGAAGTTGGTTATCTGGAAAAGAAAAGTAACAAAGATTTAGACCATAAGACAGCAAATGCCGGTAGTAATAATTTTACCAAATATGCCCGTGACCTGTATCCTGCATTACAGGGACAAGCTTGGTGTGATATGTTTGTGGATTGGTGTTTTGTGCAGGCTTTTGGCAAAGTAAAAGCGCAGCAGCTTATCGGCGGTGGTTTTAGTGCCTATACTCCAACGTCTGCACAGTATTACAAAAACAAAGGCCAGTATCACAAATCCAACCCGCAACCGGGTGACCAGATTTTCTTTAAGAATTCTGTCCGTATTTGCCACACCGGAATTGTGTATAAAGTTGTCGGCAGCAAAGTCTATACCATCGAGGGCAATACCAGTGCTGGAGCCGCAGTAATTCCGAACGGCGGAGCTGTGTGCCGGAAAGAGTATCCGCTTACCGCTGCTGGAATCGACGGCTATGGAAGGCCAGATTGGAGCCTGGTGGAAGCACCAAAGTATATCGTTGGCTGGTACCTGGACGCGAATGGCTGGTGGTATGCAGATACTACAGATACATACTTAAAGTCTTGCTGGAAGGTGATTAATGGTCATAAGTACTATTTTAGTGCCGAGGGCTATGCAGCTACCGGTTGGCAGGAAATCGATGGCAAATGGTACTATTTTGAACCCAGGACAGGGCATCCGTTGGAGTGTGCGCTGTATGTGTCAGATGCAGAGGGGGTACAAGACGTAGGCCGTTTCTGAAGGGCGTAATGATCAGGGTCGATTTTTGTTGAAAGTTCGTCCAAACCGTGTTAAACTACATCCAGGATCTGCCATTGATGGTAGGCGGTTGCCCTCTCCGGAGGGACTGTGACCCTCCAAATTACATAGAAACCTGAAAGGGAATCTGAGAAAGGAGGGCTAAGTGGATGTTGACATTAGAAGGACTTATTGCAGTTTTAAGCTTATGTATAGGCTGCTTCAGTCTTGGCTATGCCATCGGAAGCAGAGATAATGACAAGACACAGAAATAGCCGCCCCAGCCTTGACAAGTTGAGCAGCTATTCTGCAATGAACTAATCGGGCAGCCGTCTATCGGCAGTTCCCGGAGGGTATCTGTTACCAGCAGATGCCCTTCTTTTTCTATTTAGATAATATCTCAATTCTGCTTAAAAGTCAATGCATTTGAATTTTTTCCTCATTCTTTTAGTAGGTTGGCAATGATCTGAATTAATCGAAATCCGTCACAGATACCAAAGATATAAATTTCTTCTTTTTCCTGGCCGGTTTGTTCGGCATAACAATCCAGATACTTGCTGTAGGTTTCCTGCAGTTTTGGACATTGTTCCTGTAAAATTATTCCAAAATCAAGAAGATAGTCTGTTTTGCATTGTTTATCATGCATTTGGTAGTAGTTTCCTAAACGCTCTTGTACAAAAAAATCTTTCATTTCTTTTATCGTCATGGTGAATTCCTTCCTTATTTTATGGTGTTTGGTATTTCGTGTTGCATTTTCGTGTTGCATGCACTATATTTCAAAAGTCAATTTGATGTATTTGTATGCAGAAAATGACTCAATTAAAATATCCAAAAAACCCTGTAAATATCACTGTTTTATTTATTTTTGGGGGATTTTATAAAAATCTGATATACCAGTTCGATTCCCGTCATCTGCTGCTTAAAACCCTTGGAAAATCAAGGGTTTTTCTTTTTTGTGTTGTATTTTGTGTTGCATAGTTCTTCAAAGTGTCCATTTGCAATCTGATTCATTTCTGCTTGTCTGTCACTCATTGTGTGCCGATATACGGCTTTTAATGTCCCGTCGGTTTGCCAGCCGCCCCTCTGCATGATATAGGCATCCGGAATTCCTAGGGCATGCTGGATACTGGCCGAATAGTGTCTTAAGTCGTGGAAACGGAAATGTGGGAGTCCGGCATTTTTTAAGATATGCCAGAAGCGGGCGGTTATTACATTAGGATTTAATGCTGTCACGTTCCCGGTTAAGCCCTGCCATTTTTCTGCTACAAAGTCCGGGTAATCGATAAAACGGTCCCCGGCATAGGATTTTGGTTGTTTAATTATCCATTTGCGTTGTTCGTTTAGCACCATATTTTGGCATACATGTACCCGGTTCCCGGATATATTGTCCATGGTCAATGCCGAAATTTCGCCACGCCGCATTGGGCCGAACGCCGCCAGCAGTATCGGAAGTTCCATATCCGTTCCGGTTACATGCTGTATTAAGCACTGGATCTCGTCATCTGACGGAATGTAGAGGTCTGGGCGTACTTTCTTAGGAAGCACAGTTGCAAGGCGTATATCAGGGCGATATTGACCGAGTACGGCAGAAATAAGGCCATGAATATTGCGGATAGTCTTGGGGCTGTGGTGCAGGGTTTCATGGTTTATTGCTTCTTGAATGTCTTCCTGGGAGAGTTTCCTCAACTTTATTTCATGTAAAGATTTGATGTTCCGTTTTGCGATTCCACGATATTCCATGATTGTTTTGGGAGATAAAACGGCCTCTCTGGATTTTATGTAGGCATCCAGGGCTTCGCCAAAGGTCATATCATTTTGGACAGTATTTTTTCGTTCCTTGTCTGCTGCAAACTTTGCGGCCTGTAACTCTGCATCCCGCTTCCCGGCCGGGCCTGGTATGGTGCTGGTGAAGGATTCGTAGATCCGCTTGTCCTTCATGATTCCGGTTTTCTTGTCCAGAACTTTTTCCGTGTGGCTGTAGACCAGGCACCGCCAGGAGCCGGACGGCAACTTCTTTGCTTTTGCCATAGTAATATCCTCCTTTGTTTTTGGGTATTTTGGGGTATCAAAAATATACCCATTGACCGGAAGCCGTTTGGATGATATACTATAGAAGTGATTCAAGTTCTAAGGGTGGCATGATATCATCCTTTGAGGCTGCCGGAAATGGTAGCTGTGAAAGCCGTTCAGCGTGGGGACGCCGGGCGGCTTTTGTTTTTTAGCATTAGGCATACATAAGGCGTCCTTTTGGCTTGGGAACTTCAAGCCCTCTTTCCAGGGTCACTTCGATCCATTCCTTAATAATGATTTCAGAATTTGCAATGGCTTCTTCTACAGTAGCACCGTCCGCCATGCATCCAGGGAGTTCTGGCACTTCTACGATAAAAGCATTGTCTTCTTCGGACCAATAAATAATGCGTTCGTATTTATACATTTAGAATCCCTCCTATAATCTAATTTGATATTTTTGCAAAAAGCCCCGCACTTGTTTTACCTGGTAAGATTTAGCCATATTGCCTTTGGGCTGGATATTAATATTTTCTGGGAGCTTGTTATAAGAATATATAAAATGGTCGCCTTTTATGCGGCATTCAAAGCCTAATGCATCAAGAAGCTTTTGCAATTCACGAAATTTTATATTATTATCCTGCATTCCGCTTATAATTGATAAATATAGTTTTTCTATAGTTGCCATATTGAACACAATTCCCCTTTTTGGAAATTTTAAATTTCTTCCGCCTTCCCCAGTACCTTTCCTAATACCATGATTCACTCTATTTTCTCAATAACTGCCAAACATGGCTCAAACATGATTGTATAACCATTAAGCAATTATAATGTTCTGTCAGGTGGATTTTGAGTTCTTGCAATTATTTCTAATTCTTTTGCAAATTTACTAAATTTAGTCGAGATTAAAGGGCTATAGAATAAAACAATAGTTTTATCAGTTCCATCTTTTGATTTATATATAATTTTTAATGCGAGTTCATTTAAATCTTTTTGTTTATCAATTAATCTATCCCTTCGTGCATATAAAATTTGTGAAAATGGTAGTTCTCTAAATTCTTTTTCTTGCGGAAGTTTAAAAAGTAATTTTTGTGCTTTTTTATCGAGTTCCATTCGAATAACTGCCTTAAAACTGGAAGGAAGTCCTTCCACTAAAAACATGCTAGTTTTAATGTTTCCGTTACCGAATAATCCCATAAATATTTCCTCCTTTATATTTTAAGTTGATTGAGTTTGAAATACTTTTAAAATTTTCCTCTTAGTTCTACTACTTTTCCTATGATTTTTACAGGTTTATCTATAATCTCCTGTTTGGAAAAAACCATGGGTTCATATTTAGGATTATTTGAAAGTAGCATAATCCCGTCAGAATATTTTTTTAAACGCTTACAGGTGGCATCTTCCCCGTTGATCAATACGATAACAGTTTCACCGTTTTCAGCGTCTTCTTGCTGGCGGACAATTACAACGTCACCTTCTGTTATTCGGGGCTCCATGCTATCTCCCTTTATTTGTAGACCGAAGAAATCACCAGTGGCAGCAAGTTCTTCTGTAATTTCTTCGGTATCAATAATTTCTTCTACAGATTCGATGGGGATACCTGCGGCTACGCGACCAAGAACGTTGATAGGGATTCCTTTTCTTTTGGTCGAGTTTGGTAAACTATTGTTACCGTCCATTAAGTAGGAAGGTGTAACAAAAAATACATTTGAAAAGGCAATTATTTTACTTTGTGGTAAATCAACCTTGCCGGCTTCTATTTTTGCTATGGAAGTTTTGTCAGCATATCCTATCTTTTTTGCGAGTTCTTCTTGCGACCATCCGCGCTGTAATCTTAATTTTTTAATTCGGTTATACATATTTTCCATATTCTATCACCTCCCCACGGCTTTATCTTAGCATAGACTAGAATAAAAATCAACATTTTTATAAAAAATAGTTGACAATAATGCTACATTGGTGTATGATTATAAAAAGGTTGAATAAAATGCAACTTAAAAAGGAGGTGTTATATGTGACAGATTCAGCAGCACTAAAAAAATGTATTGCAGAATCAGGGATTTCAATTTCGTTTATTGCAAAAAAAATGGGAATTACTCGTGAAGGTTTCTACAAAAAATTGAATGGTGATACAGAATTTAAAGCATCTGAGATTTCTTGTATAAAAAATATTCTTGGTCTTTCCGCAAATGAAAGAGATAGAATTTTTTTTGCAAATGAAGTTGAATTAAATGCAACTGTGAATTGCTGATGCGTAGAGAGGAGGTGAGATAAATAATATCATCAATAAAATTTATGAATGGAACTGTTTTAAGCGGAGAAGTAATTGAAAAGGCATGTGCTAAAGCTTTAAAAGCAATAGAAAACGAACTTCCAGAAGAAGCCCGTTTCTTTGAAGCATATGACTTAATAATTGATAACTGTAAGGAAGCTTTAAAGGAAAAGAAAATTATTTTATAATAATTTTTCTGCAATATCCTGTAAGGTGTAGGATATGATACGTAATTCCTTGTCTTTTGTAGATGCCCTTGTGTGTATTAAATCGGAATCTGCTTGAATGTTGATTGTAAAAGTATTTGTATAGTGTTTTCCATTAGATTTGTATTCAATATCAAATGTTAATGGATGTACTTCCTTAAATAATTCTATTGGGTCAAGATTACATATGAAAGATTGTCCTGGTGCGATAAAGGTATTGGATAGATGTTCAAAAGGTATGTGTTCTTTATGATATGAATATTTTTTTAAATCAACGTCACAAGTGAATTTTGTGATAACTGTGCCACTTTGTCCAAAGTTTTTTACGCATATGTAGTAGTCAGGTGTTTGAAAATTTGTTACTGCAGAGTAAACAACAACGTAAGGACGTGTAGAGTTGTCTATCATTCGATTGTTTTGACGTAATGTAATCACAACAGTAATAACAGATATGGCTGCTAAGATGAAAGACAATATGCATAACATAATGTTAATAAGTGTAGGGGTATCCATTAATTTTTCTCCTTTCTTTAGTACTTGGCCTGGTGGGGCCTGTAAGTACAGTATAAAGCAGAGGGATAGAAAAGACAAGTAAATTGACAAAAGCAAAGGAGGGTAATTGATGGCAAAGTTACCACCAAGTGAAGCGATGCAGCGCGCTAAGTTTGTCCGATCGATTATCTGCGCAAGTCAGGAGCGCTACGATATTACGGACAAGCAACTCGCAAAGCTGTTAAACGTGCGACCGGAA